CTAGACGGAGGGTCGGAATGGTTCAGAGTAACAACAGGCGAACACAGTCAAGCAGGAGTTCTAACCTTCGCAACTTACCCAGAAAAGAAAGTAGCGGACCTACAAATCCTATGATGACTCCGCAAGACATCGCCGACTATGCAGTAAGCCTAGTAAGTGGCGATAGACAAAACGATTACGGACATCCTTTAGATGATTTTACTAGAGCAGGAAAGATATGGGAAGCAATTTTAGGCTTCCCTGTAACTGCTGAACAAGTAGCCCTTTGCATGGTTGGAGTAAAGATTGCTCGAGAAGTTCATGGTCAGAAACTAGACAACGCCATTGACGGTATTGGTTACTTCTTAACACTAACTATGGTGCAACAAGAACGCGCCGAACGAGAGCGTTTGATGAATCAAAATACTGAAACTGAGTGATACTCTTTACTTAATCGTGTCCTTAGAGACCCCAACCGTTGTCGAGTCCTAGTGACCTAAATGGTATTGGGGTCCTACCTGTCCAAAGGAGGCAGTATGGCTCAATATCGTGCACTGGTTGGAATTGATTATCCACCTAACAAGCGTGTCGAAGCAGGAGAGATTGTTTCTGACCTGCCCGGCGATGCTATTAAATGGCTTCTTGAAGATGGTTTGATTGAAGACTCTAGTAAGTCACCAAAGAAAGTCGAAGCAGTAGTCGAAGAAAAACCTGTAACTGTTATTGACTTATCTGACGGCATTAGCGTTGAAGAAGCAGAAGCAATCGTTTCTTCATCACCCGAAGCCGAAACAATTATAAGCGAGGATAAATAATGCCTACATTTCGCCATGGTAAAAATACAATCGTACTATTTGATAAGTTTGATTTAAGCACTTACTTCAACTCCGTATCTACAAGCGCTATGGCTGAGGCGGTTGAAACTACAACTTTTGGTTCAGCAAATAAAACCTATGCTGTTGGAATGAAAGATGGCACAGTTAGTCTTGAAGGACTATGGGCTGGAGATGTTTCAGGTGTAGATGAAGTCCTAGCAACTTCTATTGCATCTTCAACTAAAAAGATTATTACAGTCGGTAGTGAAGGTGCGGCGATAGGTCGCACAGCAAAATTAGTTAATACAGATGAAACTTCTTATGAAATAAGTTCAGCAGTTGCCGATATGGTAAGTATTTCTGCTGAAGCACAAGCAAGCGGAACAGTTGGTGGATTAGATGGTGGCGTATTACTAGCCGCTCAACAACATGTAACTGCGACCGTAAATAACACTAGCGTTGATAACTCAGCATCTTCAGCAAATGGAGGAGTTGGGCATCTGCATGTTACGGCTAATACTCGTAATGGTGCGGCAACAATAAAAATACAACACTCAGCAAATAACTCAACATGGGCTGACTTAATTGTATTTACAGCAACAACTTCAGCAACAACTACTTCAGAAAGAATTGAAGTAGCGGCTGGAACGACAGTAAACAGATACCTTCGAACGATAGTATCTGCATTTGCTGGGTCAACAGGCCAAGCAACCATCACCGTTGGATTCGCAAGGAGATAAAATGCCAACATTTCGCCACGGTAAAAACTCGCAGTTCACGATTGCCGATAGCGGCGCAGTTGTTCGTGATATCAGCACAGCGCTGAACTCAGTAACAATGCCACGCTCTATCGAAACTTTGGAAACCACTTCTTTCGGCTCCTCATCAAAGTCTTATGTAGTCGGTTTCTCAGATTCAACAATTTCAATCGAAGGTTCATTTGATGCAACATTCGATGGATACCTTTCAGGACTTGTTGGACATGAAACAGCGAGCGCATTCGTATATGGACCTGAAGGAACAACAGCAGGTCAAGTAAAGTACACAGGAACAGCATTTCTAACTTCATACGAAGTTAGTGGTGGAGTAGGCGACATCGTTGCTTTCTCAGCAGAGTTCCAAGTAACTGGCGCCATTACACGCACAGTTTACGCATAATAAAAAAAACTTAATAACCCCAATAACCGAGTCCTAGAGACCCTAATCGAAAGAGAGTAATCGTGTCCTTAAGAGACCAGATTTTAAATAGCAATGATATTCCTAAAGAACTTGTAAAAGTTAAAGAGTGGAATATCTCGATTGAAGTACGAGGTATGACGGGCGCAGAGCGCACTCGTATCTTGGATTTAGCCCAAGACGAAAAAGGTATGAACCTACAAATGGTTTATCCTGAAATTGTTATTTCAACAGCGTTCGATGCTGATACAGGAGAAAAGATTTTCACTCCTGAGGACCGAACAGCGTTACTCTCGAAGTCTGCTAATGCATTAGATAGCCTCGCAACTGTCGGTATGCGCCTTTCAGGTTTCTTAGCAGAAACTTCAAATGATTTGGGAAAAGATTCGTCCGAAACGGCTATCGAAGATTCGTCTTTGAACTAGCACAGAGATTGGGTAGGACTGTCGATGAATTACTCAACGGCAGTCCTTCCCATAATCCTATCTCTGCAATTGAATTAGCCGAGTGGGAGGCGTTAGAGCAAGTTCGAGTTTGGGAACAAGAAAAAGCAAATCGGAGGTGAGGCGTGGCTGACTTTAATGTAAAAGGTAAGGTGTCCCTAGATACAGGGTCATTTGTTTCCTTTGCTAGAGCCGCTTCAGATTCCTTAAACGGACTCAATACTTCTGTTGGAAAAACTTCGACAGGTATGAAGTATTTAAAACGAAGTGCAATAGCCGCTGGCGTTGCTCTTGGTGGACTTGCAATGGCAGGCATTAAAGCCGCTTCGGATTATCAACAATCAATGATTGCTTTTACAAAGATGATGGGCTGTGCTGAAAAGGCAACTCAGTTTGTAAAAGAGTTACAAGACTTTGCCGCTAAGACTCCTTTTGAACTTCCACAAGTTCAAGCAGGAGCAAAGAAACTTATGGCTTTCGGATTTGAAGCCTCACAAGTTCTACCAATGCTTACTGCTATTGGTAACGCCGCTTCAGGACTTTCTCTTGGTGCTGAAGGTATTGACCGACTAACCCTTACTATTGGTCAGATGCAAGCAAAGGGCAAAGTATCAGGTGGAGAACTTCGTCAGTTAGCAGAAGCAGGTATTCCAGCACTTCAATACTTAGCAGATGCTTATGGAAAAACAACCGCTGAGATTTTAAAGATGTCTGAAGAAGGCGCAATCCCTGCCTCCGCTGGTGTTGGTATTTTAATTAAAGGCATGGAAGAAGGCTCAAAGAACGCTATGGGCTTTAAAGGAATGATGGAAGCACAGTCAAAAACTATGGCTGGTTTAATGTCCACATTGAAAGATACAGTTCGTAATGCTTTTGTAAATGGATTTAATAAATATGTTCCTGCTATTAGCGGAACTTTTGAAACAATGCTCACTAAAGTTGGACCAATGGTCGAAGGCTTTATTGAGTTTATGGGATACCTCGTAAGTCAAATTGGTCGAATTCTTGGTGGTATTGCAACCGTTGTCGCACCTATATTTCAAAACTTTTTACTTCCTGCTTTCAAAATACTTGGTGGAGCAATTCTTGGAGTGATAGCCGTCTTTGCAAAACTTGGCGACTTTATGAAGAAGCACGCTGGCGTAGTTGAGTTCATAACTAATGTAATTGGAATAGCCGCTCTTTCTTATGGTGCTTTCCGTATTCAAACATTACTTCTAACCGCCGCCACTAAATTACATACTTGGTGGACAACGGCACAAGCCGCCGCTGTTAAAAAAGCAACAGCCGCACAAAAGATTTTTAATTTAACAATGGCGTTTAATCCAATTGGTTTAATTGTTGCTGCCGTAACCGCTCTTATTGCTGGCTTTGTTCTTGCTTGGAACAACTCTGAAAAGTTTAGAAAGATAATGATTCAAGTCGGCAAGGCTGGCGTTATGGGTATTGGCTACATTATTAAAATTGTAGGAGTCTTGCTTAAGGGATTATTTAATGTTGTAACAGGACCTTTGAAGTTACTTCTAAAGGGACTTGATTTACTTGGTGTAGATAAGGCTGGAGATGCCTTAAAAGGTATTGAAGGAATGTCTAAGGGTATTGGCGACTTCTTTGATAAAGCGGGTAACAAGGTTCAAGACTTCGCAGATAAGTTAGATGCTTTAGAAAAGAAAAGATTTAAACTTCCTTCTTTCGGTCCTAAGAGTAAAAAAGAAACTGGACCAACTGGACCTAAAATCTCTGATGATGAATTTAAGTTTGATGCCTCAGGCTTATTAGATGGTGCTGATGAGGCTGGCGCTCAGACCGCCGCTAAGTTAGCAGAACTAAAACGAGAACTAAAGGTTGTTGTTCAAGATTACAACGACTTTATTAGAAACGACTTTGCTAAAGGCTTTGTTGATGGCGCTGATAATGCTCGAGATACGATTATGTCCGGTCTTGATAATCTGCGAAAGATATTTGATAAGCAGAAAGAGATATTTGAAGCGGCTAAAGATACCGCTGGTATGGCTAAGGTTGAAAAAGAATGGGACAAGATTAACAATTATGTCCGTTCTCGTATTGCTGAGGCAATGGCTGTTGCTAAGGAACTTGAAGAAGTATCAGACAAACTCGATGATGCTTACGACAGACTCAAGGAAGCCGTTGCCGCTAGAAAAGAAGGCGCAAAAGTATTCGAAGACTTAATGCGTAAGCCTTTTGGCGAACCAAATGAGTTAAGTAAAGGTCTTGCAAGTGGAGAAGCAACTGTCGATGGCATTATCGGTATGTACGACAGAATGCGTGATGCTATTGAAAAACGCTTTACTGAAATTGGTGGTACAAAGAAGAATGAGTTAATTAGTTATCTAACTGACCAAACTGCCGAATTAGTTAAACTAGCCAAGAAGCGTGATAAAGCCGCTACCGCTCTTGATGAAGCCCAAAAGCATTTAGAGGATGTTCTTTCTGAACAGAAGTCATTTGAAAAGAGCATTGTTAGTAGCATGAAGTCATTTGGAACCGCTCTTGCTGACCTATCTAAGACTGATAGTGATATGACGATTAAGGTAATTAAAACCGCTAGCGGTTTAGTTATTACTCAAATGGGTCAAACTAAATCAGGTGTAGATACGATTGTAGATAAATTAAAATCCAGCCTTGCTACTATTAAAGAGTTTACTGCCAACATACAAACATTACTAACTAGAGGATTCAACAAAGAGTATGTAAGACAATTACTTGAGGCTGGTCCTGAAGCCGCTGGAGCAACTGCGGCGTTACTTGCTAAGAGTGGCGATGATACTGTAACAACAGTTAATGATTTATACACTCAGATAAATACTGCTTCCGAAGCCTTTGGAACAAAGATGTCCGATACCTTCTATGCCAACTCAGTATCAATGGCACAAGCAATGGTTAAGGGTGCTCAATCTGAATACGACAGCATTATGGCTCAAATGAAAAAGATTGCAGATGGAATTGAAGCCGCCTTTGGTCCTTTGG